CACCTTCAATTCAAAAACCTCGAGGAGCAATACAATGGAAGATTTTAAAAGAATGGTTAAAATGAAAGCTGGTGGCTGCGTTTCAGAAGCTGCTGAAAAAGCTTATGGTGGCAGTATGTCGAAAAAAGCTTGTGGTGGTAAAATCATGAAGAAAAAAGAAGGTGGTAAGGTTCATGATGATGAAGCTCAAGATAAAGTATTAATCAAGAAAATGATTGACAAAGAAGAAAAAGGTGAAAAGCCTGAGTTAAAACTTAAAAAAGGCGGTCGTACAGCTAAAGCTGAAGGCTCTGTTAAAAAATTCAAAGCTGGTGGTAAGTTAGATGTACCATCAAAAGCTGCAGTTAAAGAAAAAGAAACTCCTGCAAAAGAAACAAAACCCGCGGGTAACAAAGATGCTGTTGTAAAAGTAAAGCCTACAGGCGATAAAAAAGCAGATATCCCAAATAAAGCTGCTGTTAAGCCTAATCGTTCTGGCGAAAATGCTATTGATGATATGCAAAAAGCTGGCGGTAAAGTTCCTGCTAAAAAAGCTGGCGGTAAGATTAAGAAATTTGCTGATGGTGGTATGACAGGTACGCCTAATATTCCCCCAGCTATTTTGGAACAAATGCGACGTGCTAAAATGGCTCAAGATACAGCCAGAATGGCTGCATTAGCTAAAGGAATGCCTCAAGGTGGTGGTATGCCTCCTCAAGGAATGCCTCAAGGTGGTGGTGGTATGCCTCCTCAAGGAATGCCTCAAGGTGGCCAACAAATCACTCCACAAATGATCCAAGCATTGATGGCTGCTCGTCAAGGTCAAGCTGGTGGTATGGGTGCTCCAATGGCTGGTGGAAATCCAGGTTTAGGTCAATAAAATGCCGGTTAAATCAAAAGCACAACAAAAAGCTATGTACGCGGCTGCTGAGGGTGAGAGTACCATTGGCATTCCTAAGAAGGTAGGCAAGGAGTTTATTAAAGCTCCAGCACCTAAGAACCTTCCTAAAAAAGTAAAAGGTAAATAAATTTTGGCATATTCTGGAACATATGATAAGACTAAGATATCAATTGATCAATTGATATCTTATGCATACCGCGACGCTGGTAAACAGACCGAAGAAATGACGCCTGAATACGTTAATGCGGGTAAGCAAGCCTTATTTTATGTACTCCAGAATTCTGTCAATCGTGGTATTAATATTTGGTTACAGCAATGGGTTGTGCTTGGTGCACAAACTAATCAGCAAATACTTTCAATGCCAGTTAATACAGTCGATGTATTAGAAGCTAACTGGGTTTATATTACTAATCCATCGATTGCTGAATCATATCCAATTGATAACCCCGGCGCTCCGGCTTTGTTTGATCAAAGTGGTAACGCTAACTTAAATGAATTTGCTACGTCTACGCTTACAGAAAACTATTTCGGAGCTTCTTATGCTAATCAAACCCGAATATTTTATGTAGGATTTAATGCGTACTGTCCAGATACTACAGCTACATACTCATTAGATCTTCAAGTAAGTAATGATGGGGTTACGTGGGAAACATGGCAGTCTTGCCCTGATGTCACATTAAACGATCAAGAATGGTCTTACATCTCTGTAAATAATACACAACAATTTTATTTTTATCGGTTGATTAATAGGAATACTAGCACTACATTTTCCTTACGAGCGATACAATTTGCACAAAGTCAACAAACAATTCCAATGGCTAGATTGAATCGTACAGACTATTTCAATTTACCTAATAAACAATTTCCAAGTCAAAGAACGCTACAGTATTGGTTTAACAGGCAAGTAGATCCTCAAATGTATCTATGGCCAGTACCAAGCAATAACTATCAAGTTTTTCAATTGATAATTGAAATGCAACCACAAGATGTTGGTGATTTATCAAATCAACTATATCTACCAGATCGTGTGCTCCCATACATTCAAGCGGCGCTATCTCATAAATTAGCTATGCAATTACCTAATATTGATATGAATAGAATAGCATACTTAGAAAAATTAGCTTTAGATCTAAGAACACAATTTGAAGAAGAAGATAGAGACAAATCTCCAATATATCTGCAACCAAATTTCAGTTACTACACGAGATAGTTAAATGAGCTCCATAATGAATTACGATAGCCTTGTAGCGGATATCATTAACTATACTGAAAGAAACGACGATCAGTTTGTAGCTACAATCCCAACAATAATTGCCTTAACAGAGGCGAGCATTGCTGCAGAATTAAAAACACTACTTCAGTTAAATGTAGTAGAAACTACATTAGCAGTAAATCAAACAGTACTAGACAAACCAGTTCGCTGGCGCAAAACAGTATCCATGAAAATAAATGGGTCTCCAATACTTTTAAGGAGCCAAGACTATGTGGCACAACTTCAATCCCAGTCTAGTTCTGGTGAGCCTATTTACTATGCAGACTATGATTATAGTCATTGGACTTTTGCCCCAGCTCCGGATGCAGTATATCCTGTTGAAATAATCTACTATAGCTTAATTCAACCTTTAGATGCAAGCAATCAAACTAACTTATTCACTGCCACAACTCCTCAATTAATGCTTTACGGTGCTTTGTATCACTCAATGGTATATTTAAAAGCATTAGATAAGATTGGTGTTTGGAAAGGTTATTTTGATGATGCTATGACTGCAATTAAGGGTGAAGACAATGCCCGTAAAATCGATAGAAACACATCCATTCAAGAGCCATAAATATGACAACACCTACATACGTTTCCCCTTTCACTGGAACAGTGGTTCAGCCTACAGATGTATCATATCTTGCGCTTGCACTTACCAATAATACCCCTTTATACTGGCCTGCAGTTGTTAATGAAACACAAGTAGCTGTAGCTCGAATTATTGATTGTACCCCAAACACAACCTTATTATCAATATTCTTACCTGACGCTACACAAGGAACCGTAGGGTCAGATATTTTAATTCGTAACTTGGGATCAGTTCCGTTTACAGTAAATTCATATTTGCAGGATAATGCGGTATCAATACCCGCTGGATCAGCCAAGTATTTTTATTTAACAGATAATACTACACCGGACGGTATTTGGAATAATGTAACTTTTGGCGCAGGAACATCCTCTGCGGATGCTGCAAGTTTAGCTGGATATGGGTTATCAACAACACTTTCTGGTAAGCTTGCAACATCAAGTAATATTATTCAAGTATCAGCCTCTCCTACAATTGCAGAATCAAGTCGAGCATCTACCTATGTATGGAATTCTGGTGCAGGAAGTTTTACCCTACCTAGCTATTCATCAATTTTATCTGGCTGGTATATTGGTTTTAGAAATAATGGTACAGGTTCACTCACGATATCTCCCCAAAGCCCATCTACAATCAATGGTGCTCCATCTATTACTACTAATCCTGGGGATTCTGGGATTATTATTTATGACATTTCATCTGGCAACTTTTTCACAGTTGGCTGGGCTGTTCCCAATAGTATTACTTTTTCAGCAGCTACATATGATGTAGACAGCATTTCTGGATCCACACTTAATTTAGTGGCTAATGCGCCAATCATTGAAACCTACGTAGCGCTATCAGGCACCAGAACAACTAACCTAATTGTTACTCTCCCAGCAATTACACAGCTCTATGTATTAATAAGTCAAATTACATCAGGAGCATATAACATTGTTATTAATGTATCTGGAAGTACTACACCACCACTAACACTATACGCTGGTGATGTCGTGGTTGCAGGTACAGACGGGGGTACAATATTCCCAATTTCACAAGCATCGGTTACTAACTTTAATGCAGGTAATGGGTCAGCTACAGCACCATCGTTCAGCTTTACAAATGACTTAACTACTGGTATGTATTTAGCCAGTTCCCATGTTTTAGGATTGACAGTCAATAGTGTAGAAATGCTAAATATAGATAATACTAATACCTTAAACCCCCAAATGTCTACTACAGCAACATTTAACGCAGGACTAATTCCGGGCGGTACATTTTAAATGGCGGAACAACCTAGTCAAATACCACAACAATATTCTCAAGTATATGCTTTAGGAGTTGCTGCGGGTATTAAACGGGATGGTACCATATTTGAATCTACCGAATGTACAGATGGTGTTTGGTGTAGGTTCCAACGTGGTGTTCCAAAGAAAATAGGAGGGTATACTCAGCTATTTTCATCATTCCGGGGACCTGCTAGAGGCATGGTTTTAAATGGGTATAACGGAGTAAACTATATATTTGCAGGCAATCAACTTGGCTTAGATGTGTTCTTAACAGGCCAATCTCTTGCTGTTGGTGCAGGTCCATACTCTGCTCAATTTCTTGTTGGGTACTCTCAGTTTGCTGTATCGGCAAACACAACAACATCATTCACCATTACAAGTACAACTAACTATACCGGACTATATAGCACTGGAACTAAAGTAGTATTTGCCCAATCTGCGACACCTACGTTCTATACTGTTACTACATCTACGTTCTCTGGAACGGCTACAGTGGTTAATTTTGGCCCTAGCTATACAGGAACTATTACTAATGTTTGGCTGGCTAATGACTACTTTGCCCCAAACCCAGATTTATTATGGCAGTTTGACTTTCAATATTCTCCATTAGGGGGTGCACTTAATTTAGTCATGCATCCGGGATTAAACCTATCTAATATTGATAACGGCGTTAATACACAGGTATACTTAGGATCTACAATACCTAACTCCGGAAATCAATGGGTATTTACTGGGTTAGCCGATACTGCAGGAACAAGCCCAACATATCAACCAATTGCAGTTGATGGTGGTGTTTGTACGCTTCATCCTTTCTTATTTGTATATGGCTCAAATGGCTACATAGCCAATAACAATGTAAGTTCTGTTTATGGAAGTCAAACATTAAACGATTGGAATGGACCGCTTGCCAATCAGGTCAATATGGCCTCTGGCAAGATTGTATTTGGTTTACCAGTGCGTGGCGGTACCAGTTCACCCTCTGGGTTGTTCTGGGCTACAGATAGCTTAATTCGAGTATCCTTTGTAAACAGCGCTCCTACATATTGGCAGTATGACATTGTATCAAGTCAAACATCTATCATGTCTTCTAGGGCAGTTGTTGAAATAGATGGTTTATATTTCTGGATGGGTGTTGATAGGTTCTATGTTTACAATGGTATGGTTCAAGTATTACCTAACGACAAAAATGTAAACTGGCTTTTTAACAACATGAACTATAATCAAAGACAAAATGTCTGGGCTACTAAGGTGCCGAGATATAATGAGATATGGTTTTTCTACCCAAGAGGCGAGTCAGTTGAGTGCAGTGATGCAATCATTTATAATGTAAAAGATAAGATCTGGTATGATGCTGGTGAAGCTGAGGGAGCTCGTAGATCCAGTGGGTTTACCACAGA